TAATAATTTAATAAGGATAATATAGGTATGTTTGAATATTTTTATCACCAAATTTTAAGAAGAACCGTAATTGCTTTCGGTTCTTTGTTTAATGAAATTAGTATCAAGCATACTAATAATAGCGGAGCAGTTATTGATGTACTGAAAGTTCCTCTTGCATATGGACCTACACAAAAATTCCTTGCAAGATTAGAACAGTCACCAGATCTGAACAAACCAGTTCAAATTACATTACCAAGAATGTCATTTGAATTTACTGGTTTAACTTATGATCCAACGAGAAAGTCAACCACAACTCAAACATTTACCACAGGTCTTGCATCAGGTGGAACTGAAGTAAAAAAGGTATATCTTCCAGTTCCATATAATATGCAATTTGAATTAAGCATCATGTCAAAGTTAAATGACGATGCTCTTCAAATTATAGAACAAATTCTTCCATATTTTCAACCAGCATATACTATGACAGTTGAGCTGGTAGATGATATTAATGAAAAAAGGGATGTTCCCGTTGTTCTTGAAAACATTACTATGCAAGATGATTATGAAGGAAATTTCACGTCAAGAAGAGTTCTAATTTATACATTAAGATTTACAGTAAAAACATATCTATTTGGTCCAATTTCTTCCGCAACAAAAGACATTATCAAAAAGACCACAATCAGTTATATTTCTGGAGATCCTTCAACTTCTCCAACCAGAGAAGTTGTTTATGCATCACAACCAAGAGCAATCAAAAATTACACAGGAATTGTTCTTACCAATATTTCAAAAGATATTGGTACGGAAGATACATTAATAACAGTCAACAATGCGGCATCAATTTCTACAAATACTTACCTGGATCTAGAAGGGGAAGAAGTATATGTAAAATTAAAATCTGGAAATGTTCTAACTGTAGAAAGAGGTAGAGATAATACAACTATCACATCTCATTTGGCAGGAGCTCCTGTTAAATCAATAACAACTGCAGATAATAATCTAATTGAAGCAGGTGATGATTTTGGTTTTAGTGGATCTGTTAATTAAAAACTACAATGAAAATGACAAAAAAATTTGATGGTCTCAATGATGCATTTAACGTTGAAGAGGATATTATTTTACCTGAAGTAGAAACTGCCATAGAAAAGGTAAAAAATACTTCTTCGGTTGAAGATATAAAAAAAGATTATGATTATACTAGAGGAAATTTATATTCTCTAATTGAAAAAGGTCAAGAGGCAATAAACGGTATTTTGGAATTAGCACAGGAAAGTGAGATGCCAAGAGCATATGAAGTTGCTGGACAGTTAATTAAAAACGTTGCTGATGCTACAGATAAATTAATTGATCTTCAGAAAAAAATGAAAGATATTGAAGAAGAGAGAGGAACAAAAGGTCCAACCAATGTTACAAACGCATTATTTGTTGGATCAACTGCAGAATTGTCCAAACTATTAAAATCATCAAAACTACCAGAAATGGATGAATGAGATAAATAATAATAAAACTTTCTGATGTCCAAGATTAAACCCCATAAAACAGTTGAACAAATTGCAAAGAAACACCGTTTAGATGTTTCTTTCATACAAAAGCAGCTTGATATGGGAGAACCAATTGAGCATGAGCATACCAAAGATCATGAACTTGCAATGGATATTGCTTTGCAGCATTTGGACGAAATACCAGATTATTATACTCGTCTGAAGAAAATGGAAGCAGATGCTAAGAAGCATCATAAAAAATTTAAAGATGTCAATGAAGAAGGTCTTCGTGATTGGTTTGGTAAATCAAAATCAAAGGACGGAAAATCTGGTTGGGTAAATGTCGTAACTGGTGGAACATGTGCAAGTGATGAACCAGGTGAGGGAGTTCCTAAGTGTGTTTCTTCGGCAAAAAGAGCAAGTATGACTCCCGCAGAAAGACTTTCCGCAGCAAGAAGAAAAAAAGCAGCAGACCCAGGACAACAACAAAAATCAGGTGCTGCAAAACCAACATATGTTTCAACTGATGTAAAAGAAGGGTGGTCGGATAAATATAAAAAATCAATAGATTGCAATAACCCCAAAGGATTTTCCCAAAAAGCACACTGCCAAGGAAGAAAAAAGAAAATGGAAGAAGAAATGGACTTGCAAGAAGTAAAGGATAAAAAAAGCAAAGGTAGTGGGAAAAAGGATGCTTGCTACACTAAAGTAAAGTCAAGGTATGATGTTTGGCCTAGTGCTTATGCTTCTGGAGCACTTGTCAAGTGTCGCAAAGTTGGTGCTGCAAATTGGGGAAATAAAACAGAAGAAACTCATATGCATGAAGAGGAAAGATATTGCCCTCTATGCGATAAGAGAGAAACTAGATCGGAATGTTCTTATGGAGAAAAGGCATGGGATAAAGTTTCAGTGAAAGATGAAGAGTATTCAATGGTTCGCGGAGAACTACAAACAATTTCTAATGCAGTAAAGAGATTGCAGGGTAGAGTTTCCAAAGGAGAGGGTAATTTGGAAGCATGGGTACAATCAAAAATTACAAAAGCTGCGGATTATATTGATACTGCTGCAGATTATCTTGATAGTGGTGAACATGAATTTGATGAAGCTTGTTGGTCTGGTTATAAACAAGTTGGAATGAAGAAAAAGGGTAAGAAAGTTGTTCCAAACTGTGTTCCAGAAGAAACAATAGAAGATTTAAATGGCAATACTTTTGCTGAAATTGTAGATCTAATTTCACCAGATCCTATTAAAGGATTTAAATCTCAGGTTGATGAAGCGACTAAACTCAGAGCACAGAAAGGAAATGTAATCGCAGTCACCTTATCTTGGAGAGGAAAATATTATTCACTAAAGATGTTTTTCCCCAATACAAAACTTCCTACTCGTAAAGATTTAAATACAGAACTTCAAAAAGTTTATCCGGGATCAAATGTTGTTTATCATACAGTTTCGGAAATTGAACCTGGGCAACCATTAATTCAAGCATTTGGTCCTCAGGGGGGTAGTTTTGCTAAACCAGGTCCCAATAAGAATTATGTAAAACCCATGGGAGAACAAGTTGAATTTGAAGAAGATTGGCAAGCAGTAAATCGTAAAGACAAAACTGATGGGTTAAGCCAAAAAGCAGTGAACGCATATCGTCGTGAAAATCCAGGTTCAAAACTCCAAACTGCAGTAACTGAAAAAAATCCAGAAGGAAAAAGAGCAAAGCGTCGTGCTTCCTTCTGCCGTCGCATGAAAGGTATGAAGTCAAAACTGACTTCAGCAGAAACTGCAAGAGATCCAGATTCAAGAATCAACAAAGCTCTCAGACGCTGGAATTGTAATTAATATTGTAAGGTATTCGTAATGAGTGATGTTTATCTAGGTAATCCTTTATTAAAAAAGGCGAATACGCCTATTGAATTTACACAGGATCAAATTCTTGAGTTTTTGAAATGCAAGGATGATCCCGTTTATTTTGCAAATAACTATGTAAAAATTGTAACTCTGGATCATGGTCTTCAGACATTTAAACCATATCATTTTCAAGAAAAATTAATCAATAATTTCCATCAGCACAGATTTAATATCTGTAAGATGCCACGACAGACTGGTAAATCCACGACTGTGGTTTCTTTTCTTCTTCATTATGCAGTGTTCAATGATAATGTGAACATCGGTATTCTTGCAAACAAAGCAGCAACGGCAAGAGAACTATTAGACAGGTTGCAAACTGCTTATGAAAATCTACCAAAGTGGATGCAACAGGGGATCATCTCTTGGAACAAAGGTTCTCTTGAACTTGAGAACGGAAGTAAGATCTTGGCTGCTTCTACTTCTGCTTCTGCGGTTCGTGGTATGTCATTCAACATTCTATTTTTGGACGAATTTGCATTCGTTCCAAATCACATTGCAGATTCATTCTTTGCGTCAGTATATCCAACAATTACTTCAGGTAAACAAACTAAAGTTATAATTGTTTCCACACCACATGGTATGAATCACTTCTACCGAATGTGGCATGATGCGGAAAAAGGTAAAAATGAATATGTATTTACTGATGTTCATTGGAGTGAAGTACCTGGGAGAGATGAGGAGTGGAAAAAGCAGACGATTGCAAACACATCAGAACAACAGTTCAAAGTTGAGTTTGAGTGCGAATTCCTTGGTTCTGTTGATACTTTAATTGCACCAAGTAAACTCAGAAACCTCGTATACGACCACCCTAGGACCCGTAGCGCGGGTTTAGATGTTTATGAGGATCCACAAGAGAATCATGATTATCTCATCACTGTAGACGTTGCTAGGGGCGTAGGAAATGATTATTCTGCTTTTGTGGTTGTTGATATAACGGAATTTCCGCACAAGTTAGTTGCCAAGTATCGCAACAATGAAATTAAACCGATGCTTTTTCCAAACATAATATATGAAGTTGCTAAAAATTATAATAATTCATATATTCTTTGTGAAGTAAATGATATTGGAGATCAAGTAGCATCATTACTTCATTATGATTTGGAATATCAAAATGTTTTGATGTGTTCTATGAGAGGTAGGGCAGGTCAAATTGTTGGACAAGGATTTTCTGGAAAGAAGACTCAACTGGGAGTTAAAATGTCCAAAACTGTGAAAAAAGTTGGATCATTAAATTTAAAAACTATGATTGAAGAGGATAAACTTTTCCTCAAAGATTATGAAATAATTTCAGAACTTACAACTTTTGTACAAAAGCACAATTCATTTGAAGCAGAAGAGGGTTGTAATGACGATCTTGCAATGTGCTTGGTAATTTACGCATGGTTAGTTGCACAAGATTATTTTAAAGAACTAACTGACCAAGATGTTAGAAAACGTTTATATGAAGAACAAAAAAATCAGATTGAACAAGATATGGCACCATTTGGATTTATATCTGATGGTGTTAATGAGATGACAAGTTTTGTTGATAATGACGGTGATAGATGGTATACGGATGAGTATGGGGATGCATCTTACATGTGGGAATACGTCTAAATTAATATTTTCATAAATATTTTTTAGATAAACTGAGATTACGGAGAAAAAAATGGCGACTCCTCAATTATCTCCAGGCGTACTCGTCAGAGAAGTTGATTTAACAGTAGGAAGAGCTGATAATGTTTTAGCTAATATTGGAGGTATTG